GTTAAGCCAGTCAAACAAATACCTATCGTGCCCAATAACAACGGGTACCCAAACAACGTGCCTAATACGCAAACCCAAAAAACTCGTGGTACTGGGGCAGCGACTAAAGGCACCGGTCACAGCAAAAAGATGGGCTAATGAACTACACTGAACTGACTGCCTCGATTAAGGCTTACTGTGAAAACGACTTTCCACAGGCCGTGGGAGCGGGTGGCCTTACGTCCGCAGAGCAGATTGCTCGGTTTGTGCAGCAGGCTGAACAGCGGATTTATAACTCCATCCAGTTTCCAGCCCTACGGAAAAACGTAACGGGTAATGCCACGGCAAGCAATAAGTACTTGGCTACCCCGGTGGATTGGCTGGCTACGTTTTCTCTTGCGAGGATTAACGCTGACGGGAGTTATGAGTACCTGCTAAATAAGGATGTGAACTTCATTCGTGAGGCTTTCCCGTTCCCGGCTACCACAGGTGCGCCAACTCACTACGCAATATTTGACGATAACACTTTTATTCTTGGGCCGACTCCAGATGCTTCTTATAGTATGGAGTTGCACTATTTCTACTACCCAACCTCGATTACCACGGCTGGTACATCTTGGCTTGGCACGAATCTTGACTCGCTGTTGCTTTACGGCTCCTTGCTTGAGGCTGCGTCATTTATGAAATCTGAGCCAGATACGGTGAAAAACTACATGGAGCGGTACAACGAAGCCTTTGTGATGGCTAAACAACTTGGCGATGGCAAAGATCGTCAGGATATGTATCGTTCAGGTCAAGTAAGGTATCCGGTGAAATAATGGCATTCCAAGGAAACTTCACCTGTAACTCTTTCAAGGAAGCCCTGTTTAAGGGGGATGTGGACTTTTTGGTGGACACCATCAAGATTGCCCTATATGACAATACAGCGACTTTAAACGCCTCCACAACGGCTTATACGGCTACAGGGGAAGTGGTAACGACAGGTTATACGGCTACGGGTAACACCCTGACCCCATCAGTCACGCTTGGAACAGATGGCATAGCCTACGTAGACTTTGCCGATACCTCTTGGACTGCGGCTATTACAGCCCGTGGTGCGTTGATATACAAGGATGGTGGCACGGCTATCTGCGTTCTGGACTTTGGTTCAGATAAGACTTCTGTTACAACATTCACCGTTCAGTTCCCCACTAACGATTCAAGTTCAGCCCTCATACGATTAAATTAAGGATAAAGATGAGCACAGCACTAACAGGCGTTATAGGCAAACCTCCAGTGGTCACGGTCAGCAATGTCCGTCCTTTGGAGAAAGACCTGTACCGCATGATGTGGGAGAAGCCTGAGTACCGAGCCGTAGCCCCGGGTGAGGGTGCGGCGTTTGATTTTATGTCTCAGGCCAAGCCTCCCCGTGGTGCTTCTGTTATCGACCTTGGCTGTGGCACAGGCCGTGGGGCTTTGAACCTAGCCTTCTTTGGCGGGTTAGACGTAACAATGGTGGACTTTGCAGATAACTGCTTAGACCCTGACATCCGCCCAATGCTTGAGACCCAGAGCCATGCCCTGCGGTTTAAGGAGCACGACCTATCCCAGCCCTTGGACATCAAGGCGGCGTATGGCTTTTGTACGGACGTTATGGAGCATATCCGCCCCCATCACGTAGACCGTGTCTTGGATAACTGCCTAGATGCCTGCCAGCACGTATTCTTCCAGATCAGCACCCAAGACGATGAGATGGGCAAGATCGTAGGCCACAGGCTTCACCTGAGCGTCCACCCCTATGAGTGGTGGCTCAATAAGTTCAACGAGCGCAAGTGCCTGATCCACTGGTCAAAAGAGGCCGACGGCTACGCATACTTTTATGTCTCGGCATGGATGTCGGGCAAGGAATTTGTTGATAGGGGCGTTCTAAATACGACTGAGGAAAAGGTCAAAGAGAACGTCAAGGCCAACATTACCTTGGGATTCCAGCAGGTTCAGCCCTACCCCACGAATGACGTAGAGGTGATGATTGTGGGCGGTGGCCCATCCTTGGCTGAGAATATTGAGGAAATCCGCAAACTGCGTGAAGACGGGGTCAAACTCGTTACCATCAATAACGCCTATAAGTTCTGTATCGACCACGGAATCAAGCCTTCAGCGATGGTCATGGTAGATGCCCGGGAGTTTAATAGCCGGTTTGTAGAACCCATCATCCCTGAGTGCAAGTACTTTATTGCGTCTCAGTGTGATCCTTCGGTATTTGCCAAGGTTCCTAAAGAGCAGACCTACATCTGGCACACCAGTGCGGACATGATCAATGAACTGCTGGCAAACCAATATCAGCGCTGGTTCCCGGTTCCGGGTGGTTCTACAGTCTTGTTAAGGGCTATCCCTTTGTTTAGAATGTTGGGATTCAAACGATTCCATATTTTTGGTTGTGATTCATGCTTGGACGGCGATAAGCACCATGCCTACGAACAGAAAGAAAATGATGGTCAGCCTGTAGTTCCGGTTAATGTTGGAGGCAAAATTTTCCAATGTCATCCTTGGATGGTGTCTCAGGCTCAGGAGTTCGTTGACTTGATCAAGATGTTGGGTGACGAGATCGAGTTAGATGTTCGTGGCGGGTTACTCCGTCATATTTTAGAAACTGGCGCTTCGTGCGCTGATTTAAAGGAGATTTAAAATGGCTGCATCTGCATGGCAACTCTATAACAGCGCCAAAAAGTATATCGGTAATGGCACGATTACTCTGGGTGCTGGTGTATTTAAAATGTTATTGGCTCAGTCCGCTAGTAACACCTCGACGTTTACCCTAAGTACTTATGCTTCGATCACCAATGAGATCTCGGCTACGGGCGGGTATGTGACGGGTGGTAAGAACCTTGTTCCGGCAACGGGTCAATGGACTGTTGGTGCTTCGGCAAAACAGCAGAAGTTCACTTACTCGACAGTAGGTCTGACATTTACGGCTTCTGGCGCTTCTTTGACTAACGTCAAGTACGCTGTGATTCGTAACTCAACTGGTGCTGGCGCAGGCAAACTTCTGTGCTTCTGCCAATTGTCTACCTCACAGTTCACGGTTACTTCGCCCAATACACTGACGATTCTTCCTGCTGCAACTGGCGTATTTACTCTGACCTAAAAAAAGGTTAGATAATGCCTCTTGTCATAAAGGATCGGGTCAAGGAGACCTCGACCACTACTGGTACTGGCACGTTTACACTTGCCGGTGCTGCGACGGGTTTTCAGTCTTTTTCGGCTATCGGTAACGGTAATACGACGTTCTACACCATTGCTTTAGTGGGCGGCAGTGAGTGGGAAGTCGGTATTGGAACCTATACATCCTCTGGGACTACGCTCTCAAGGGACACGATTCTTTCGTCTAGCAACTCTGGAAATGCTGTTAACTTTTCCGCAGGAACGAAAGACGTATTTGTTACCTACCCATCCGAAAGGGCAATAACTGGCGGTGGTGGAGGCATAGGCGCTTTAGTAGTAAACGCAACGACGGTTACGGACAGTTATACGGTTGCAACTGGAACCAACGCCCAATCGGTTGGGCCGATAACTATCGACAGCGGAAAAACGGTAACAGTAAGTTCAGGTCAACGCTGGCTGGTGGTTTAAATGTTCGGCTTTTACCCCTTTGCCGGAGCGCCATTTGCTGACGTAGGTGAAGGTGTAGTCAACAACAATATCACCGCCGGTACAGGGTCGTTAACCCTTGCCGGTGCAGCGCCACAACTTAGGCTAGATATACGTATCACCCCCGCTGTGGGGGCCTTGGTTATTGCCGGGGCGGCACCTGTAGTCCGTCAGGATACGTTCATTACCACCCAGACGGGTGCGTTAAATTTAGTTGGGTTAGATCCGGTAGTTATTAATGACATCAGGATTGAGACCCAGACGGGGGCTTTGGTTCTTGCTGGGGCGGCTCCAGAAGTACGAACTGACTTCTTTATAACCCCGCAAGTCGGGGCTTTGGTCTTGGCTGGGGCGGCTCCAGAGGTTAAGACAGACTTCAGGATTGACACCCAAACCGGGGCTTTACTGCTTGAAGGACACGCCCCAACCCCAGTAACAGAGACGGTTGTGACCCCCACTGGTGGGGCTGTATTGATTGGTTCTGCCCCTGCGGTAGTCGTTAGCGGAACGATTATTCAGACTCAAGTCGGGGCTTTGACTCTGGCTGGTGTTGCACCGCAAACATTACTCGATACACGTATTACACCGGATACAGGCGCCTTAGCCTTGGCTGGGGTTGCTCCCACGGTTCTTTTAGACAAACGGATCGTTACCCAGACCGGGGCTGTAGTCATCCAAGGCTTTGCCCCGATAGACATTGAAGACGACATTATTACGCCTACCGGCGGGGCGGTTCTTATTGGATCTGCTCCAAGTGTCGTCGTTAGTGGCACGGTGGTTGTCCCTGATACTGGGGCGGCTGTAATTACTGGGGCAGCGCCCGTACTGTCTTTACAGACCTTTATTACCCCGAATACGGGAAGTCTCTCGATTGCCAGTGACCACCCAGTAGTCTTTAGAAATGTGGATATCTTTACGGGAACCGGGGCGCTGATTATTGCTTCTGATCCGGTAAATATTGTCCGTGGGGTGGTAATTGAAGGAGGCGGTAAACAGGTTGTCCTTGTCGGTGAGAAGCCTCAAACTCGGACGGATTTCTTTATCCAGCCTGCTGTTAATGATGCGGTTATAGCGGGGGCGGCTCCAGATGTAATAGTTGATCAGCCCATACCCGTAGCGTCTACAAGCCTGACTATTCAAGGGTTTGCCCCAAGTGTCGAGGTAAATGCTTCGATTACGCCGGGAACTGCGGCGCTGACCATTACGGGGGCGGCTCCTTATCCAGTACTCAATGCCTTTATACCGGGCACGGCTCAACTGGTTATTGATTCCACGGCTCCCGATGTATCTAAGTTAATAGCACCCCCAACGGCAGTCCTAACGATTGCCAGCGAGGAGCCGACTGTATCTAAGTTTATTACCCCGGCGGCGGGGGCGATCACAATTGCTGGGTCTCAACCGGCAATTGCACAGTTAACGAATCCTCAGACCGGAGCGCTTACCCTTGTTGGACACGCACCGGCAACGGCAATAAGTATAGTTATTACCCCGCCAAGGGGGCAGTTAAGTTTGGTGGGTGGCACGGCATCTGTAGTTCAAGTAAATTGGACAGACATTAACGACGGTCAGACACCGGGGTGGGTAGACGTAAACGATGGACAAACACCGGGGTGGAGTGGTATAAACGATCAGCAAACGCCCAATTGGTTTCCAATAGCGGCCTAAAGGGAAAGATATGGCAAGTACTTATTCAGCCTTAAAAATCGAACTCATTACTACCGGAGAACAGACCGGAGATTGGGGTACGACCACTAATACTAACCTTGGCACTGCCATTGAGGAAGCCATTGTTGGTCGTGCTACGGCAAATTTTACCACTGATGGTAACTTAACCCTGACGTTAACTAATTCAAACGCAACTCAGGTAGCCCGTAATCTGGTGTTGAACTGTACCTCTGGCGTAAGTCTGACGGCGACTCGTGACTTAATTGTTCCTGCTATTGAGAAGCCGTACATCATCCAGAACAACACCACGGGTGGTCAGTCGATTCGAGTGATTGTTGCAGGCGCTTCGGTAACGGTTCCAAACGGCAAGACAGCCTTAGTCTATAACGACGGCACAGACGTAAAATACGCATTTACTCACGTTGGGGCTTTAGATGTCAGCGGGAACATGACGCTAACGACATTTACTGCTACTGGAGATGGTACGTTTTCCGGTACAGGTCAGATCAAGATTCCAGCGGGTACGACATCGGAGCGTAGCGGTTCTCCAACTAACGGGATGTTTCGTTATAACAGCACCTCTGGACAGTTTGAAGGGTATGCGGCTGGCGCATGGGGGAGTATCGGTGGCGGTGGTCAGGCTGGTGGTGCAATCTTAGTGAATAAGTCTGTCGCATCAACGTCCTACACCATCCCATCGGGTGAGAACGGATTATCAGTTGGCCCGATAACGGTTGATTCGGGCGTAACAATTACAGTTAGTTCAGGCCAGCGCTGGCTGGTTTTATAAGGAGTGAAAAATGGCAGTTGATATTAATGGTGATGGCCTTATAGCGTTAGGTGGAACGTCTACCACGCAGGGTCGCTTACGGCTTGCAGAAGATACTGACAACGGAACGAACTATATTGAACTGACTGCCCCGGCTTCGGTTGCGAGTAACAGGACGCTGACGCTGCCTGACAATACTGGCACGATTATTACTACTGGCTCAACTGGTGCAGTCACTTCTGCAATGCTTGCTAGCGGTGTTGGTGGTAAAGTGTTGCAGTCTGTAACTGCATCGTTTACAAACCTTAGCACGAGTAGTACATCAACAGGAACGTCTGCCCCTGAGTGGGGTAGTTTAACTATTACCCCAACAGCTTCTGGTAACTATTTATTAGTAATTGCTCAAGGTTGTTGCCAATACGGAGATGCTTGTTTAGGTGAAAGCAATTGCTACATAACTTATGCAGCCTCTGGTGTTTCTGAAGCGGTTGCATCAGAAATAGTTTCTGGAAATGAAACTTCTAGTTTAAGAACTTACGATGCTTTTGGAATGACAGACCGTATTACTACCGCTACAACAAATCAATACACTATTCGTATGAGAGCAAATGGTAAGGATGTGTTTGGAACTGGGAGAAGCGTTACTTGGACGAGAAATCAAATCGTAGTATTGGAGATTGCGACATGATTACTAAAGCACAAGCAATTGCATCTCTAAGAGAGGGCGCACAATGGGCATTACGTGGTGATGACCTAGAGTGGCTCGATATTAACCAGACTCAGCCAACAGAGGCAGAGATTACCGCAGAGGTGGCTAGGCTAACCGCACTAGAGCCAGCCCGTATTGCTACCGAGAACCGCCGTAGTGCCTACATAGCCGAGGCAGACCCGTTGTTCTTCAAAGCCCAGCGTGGTGAGGCTACGATGGAGGAGTGGCAAGCCAAGGTAGCAGAAATCAAAGCGAGGTTTCCAAAATGAGTACAGTACGAGCAAACGCAATCTCCATAAGAACAATTGATGAAGAACTATTGTCAGAACTGATAAATATATTAGTGTCGTTTGCTCCACTACTTGTTTTGTATTGTGTTTTATAAGTTGTGGATGATGTTGTTGCTGGACTATCTAGGTATACCATTGACCCATCTAAACAAGCATAAAAATACCCGTTGCTCGCAGTTCCCCCGGCACTAGCGGAATACTTTATATATATTTGTGTTGAACCTCTTAACAAATTTGTATAAAAATCTCGTGCCGTATTGGTGTTTTGATAATGCGAATAACTTTGCGCCACAATTACCAATACTTTACTAGACGCTGATGACGGAGTGATTGAAGCAGAAAGCCCGGTATCTACAAATGTAGTAGATGTGGTAGATGAACCAGTTGTTTTTGTTCCTTGCACCACCTGTAACACAGAGCCAGCAGGGAACCCCGTAGTCGTAGCAGATGTCAGCACCGTTCCCGTAGCATCTGGAAGCGTCAGCGTCCTGTTTGTGTTGCTATTTGGACTCGCAATCGTGAATATGCCCGTCCCGCTTGCGTTGCCTTGAATTGATACGCTAGACATTATTTGTTCTCCTGAGGCATGGCAGACTTAATCTGTTCTACGGTAGTAGCGTCATCAATTGCTGTTTGCATCGTTGCGTACTTGTCCCTGATTGCTTGCCTTGCAGTCTCAGCCGCCTGTGCCTCTGCCGGGATAGTTGCCTTAATATCTAGCGGAGCAAACTCAGCAGACCGAGCAGCCCTGCGCTTGTCGTGAGCAATGTTCTTTGCTTTGTCTAAGTTAATCG